AACGCTGGTATAATCAATTTTAGAATAGGCTGTGCAAGTGTCCGCAGCGCTCCTTTGAGTTTTGCAATAGAGGCCATTGCCTCATCATTGGTCTGGATTGCGCTCCAAACATAATCTTTCAGAGACCGCAGCGCTTTTGTGATTAACGTAAACACGAACACGCGTCGAGCAAGTCCCTTAATGCGGTTAATGAATTTATCCATTTGAGACGCAGCCGCTTCGGCGGCTGGAGACATTCCTGCAACGTTATTTTTTGCGCCCGCTAATTGCGCGGACAAATCTCCCGCTCTATTGCTCATTCGTTCAAGGTTTCGGGCGTCTTTTGCAATAGAAGCGTCCATGGTCTCAACCTTTTTTTGCACACCGTCCCATTCCTTTTGTAATGATGCTACGGTCTGTTCTTGCTCTTTCAATGCGGCAGATGAAACAAATTTATCGCCGCTTTGCATTCCCGCGAGCTTTGCTTTTGCGTCATCAAGGTTTGCGGCAAGTTGCTTTGACTGTTCCACCAGCGGCATTCTCTGCTGTTTTTTGTCGCTGATTTTATCGTTAAGCGTGTCGATTTTTTTAGTCAGCCGGTTTAATTCAGTTTGGGCCTCTTTATCGTCGATTTCGGCTTTAATAATAAGAGAGCCATCCGCCATAAAATCACCGCCTTACTTTTGCTAAAATATAAAACTAAATTTGGGAGGGTGTATCATGATAAACTTTAACAAGAACTCTGTTTGGAACTTAAAACCGATTGATGTTTCTGCCGTTCGTTCAGAAGTTACGGGGCTTCTCGTATACGGCGAAGAAATTGTGTGCGCCTTTAAAACCATTCGGGACCAGCTTGTTTTTACAAACAAGCGCATCATTTCCATTGATGTTCAAGGCATTACCGGCACAAAGAAATCATTTTCCTCTTTGCCATATTCAAAAGTCCAGTTCTTTGCAATTCAGACCCCCGGCGTTATGGAAATGGTCCCTGACGCTGAACTATTTTTAATGTTTTCCAGCGGATTTACGGCAACATTTGAGTTCAAAGGCAACGTTGATATTGCCGAAATCGGGAGGATGATTTCAAATTACGTTCTTGCATAACTCCGCCGCCCTCATAAGAGGGCGGTTTTTTATACCCACTTGCTGATAATGTCCTCGTCCTGTGCGGAATACTGCTTCTTGAAATCAATCAGACTGCGGTTCTGCTTGTAAAATTCCTGCTCCGCCTTATCCAGCTTTTTACCTTTTGCTTTCTTGCTGCGGATGCTGACAACCTGAGAAAAAGTGCATTCCCCAATTTCCTGATACGCGGAAATAAACGTAAACCAATGCACCTTTTCGGCGCGGACTTCCTTGTTCAGCACCCGGTTAATGGGCGCAACAATCAGTGGGAAATCCTGATGCCAGTCCATCAGTTTAGGGCCAAGTTTCCCGGTTTGCTGTTCCTCACCGCAGTTCATGAACTTAACGCATTGCCTTATGGCTTCTTCATAGTCGCTCTGCGGCATTTCTGTAAAGTCAGGGTAAAAGATGTCAAGCATTGCTTCAGCCTTGTCCTGCTCCGTCAAATTCGGGTCAGAAAGGGCCTCAAAGATTGTCAGGATGTCCCGATAATCTGAGCGGATTTCGTATTCCGTTCCGTTGACCTCCACAGAGGTCGGCAGGTCGAAAATCATTTGTGATACTTCTTCGTGTATTTGCTAATGCGGGGGTTAGTTGCCTTGCTTTCGCGGGCAAATGTGGTGTCCACTTCGTCCATGATAGAAAGCATCAGGTTCGCCCACACCGGCAGACCGTCCGCCAGCGCGTACACGTTCATTTCGCCAAACAGGGCCGTGCAGATATCAAAGCCGAACACGTCATTGATGATGTCGCGCATTTCCTCATCCATTTTGCGGGCCGTTTCAAACACTTCCCGCTTATTGGCGGTCTTTTCAACCTCTGCCTTGTAAGCGTCCTGTTTCTTGTCGAGGGTATCGAAAGCGTTGAACAGCTTTTCCACAAAGCCGCTGTCGGTCGGGTTAAACGAAAACTGGCAGCTCCCGTTAATGTTATAGGTAACTAAGCCAGTATCAACAATAAGGTCTTTCATAGTTCCTCCAAATTGGGGCGGGTCTTTGCCCGCCCCTTTTGTTTTTAGGTATCAGCCGTAAACTCGATTGCGCCGCCGCTGCCCTTGCTGATGGTGCCGGTCTCACGCTCGCCGCCGTATGTGACCTCAATATCACTTGCCAGCATATCGCCGCCAGCGCCGCCGTTGGTGGTCAGCAGCACGGAAGAAGATTTCCAGCGCTCCGCAAAAGGCTTGCCCTCCGTGTCTGTCAGATACAAGTGTGCAATAAGGATGTCCTGATTGAGCGCTTCGGAGATGCTGCGCCGCACGATTGCCATATCAAGGATATGGTTCAGCACCGCATCACCAGCAATCAGGTTATTGCCGGAAAACGTCTGCGTTGCGGTAGGCGTCTTTGCGGTTACATGAGTCTCGCCCAAAATGTCCGTTTTGGTCTCCTGAGAATAGTCATATTCCACGGAGCTGTCTTCGACTGTACGGCCCATAGGAGACCACACAGGGGCGGAACTCGTGCCGGTGTTCAGATACGCAATCATTAAGTCACGGGCTGCGCTTTCACCGGTATTGCCCTTGATTGTATATTTTGCTGCCATTTAAACATTCACCTCGTATGTCAGTTTTAGAGGCACATAGTAGTCCTCGTATTGGTCGGACGTTGCGCCCAAATATGACGCAAACGCCGATGCTTCAATGCGGATTGCCCGCCTGTTTTCGCCAATGTCCGGGCGCTGTGTTTGCGCCCAATCTGCAAATTTGTTTAGCAGCTCGACCGCTTGCAGGCGCTTATCATCACTGGTTCCGGGCGGCGAAATCTGGTAATGGATTTCAAAGGAGTATTCGGCCTGATAGCCGCCGCAAATGTACTTTTTTGTGATGGTCGCGCCTTGCACAGAAGAAAGGGCCATTCCAACCGTCTTTGCCGCAAAATACTCGTACTTGATAAGCACAATATCGTCCGGCAAATCGGGGAATTGATTGGCCCAAATCATCATTAAGCGGTCAAGGTCTGCCTTTTCGCTGCTTGATGCCAGCGTTACGGGTTTGTTATTTAAGCTCACGTTCCACCGCCTTTTTTGCTACACGCAGCCACTTTCCAATGTTTTTCGCTTTAGATACTTCAAACCAGTGAGAGCACGTGCCGGGTCTGTGGAAAATCAAATCTTTTTCCGGGACTGCCGGAACTTTTGTGACACCTTTCCGCGCAAATGAGCTTTTCGTTAGCGGGTCAACATAAAGTTTGCCGTAGTACAAATACCGGGCATACGGACCGGGATAAATGATTTCATTCCCCGTGACACTTGTACGTGCCCTTAAAGACCCGGTTAGCATGGGTACAAACGGGGCTGTGTCTTTTTCTACTTGTACAGCCAATATGTGTTCTGCGCGGCTGCAACTCTCTGCAACAGCCTTTCCCATGGCGTCTATTCCGTTAATCTGAACGTCAAATTTGATGGCCATATCAGACGCCCCCAACTTGCCAATAACGCCAAACATATCCGCCGGAAGTCTTTTGTTTCCCCGCGCAACACATTGAAATATTATTTGCTCCGGTTTCAGCCTTTGCGGCTTTAATGTAAGGCCAAACCTTTATCAAAATCATATTTTTTGTGTATTGTGCTACAGGTCTTGCTGACGGGTTGTTTTCACCACTCAAAGCAACGCTAAGTTTTATTTTGCATTCTTCGCTGAGAGGTTTTCCGCGTTTTGATGCCGCAATTTTTTCTTTTGTTTCTACTGAACGATGCTTTCCATATAGTGGGTGATTTTTCCCGCTTTGTGCTGTACTCATTCTTGCGCGTGTAACGGCGTTTGTTTTTGAACTCTTAAGCCCCCCACTATAACTGTTGTACCCAAAATTAGGGTTTGTTGTCATAAGTTGAGAAATAAGAGACCGTTCAAGCGCTTCAGCATCTTCTTTACAAAGGCCTGTTGCAATAATTTCGTGAGAAATATTACACCATCCAAATTCAGAAATTGCGTTTTGGAAATCCGTATCATGTTTGTACCCGTGTCCGTATCTCCAACGGCCTTGAATATTTTCACATTTTGTCATTCCAACGTATTTTTTCTTATTTGGGCAAGTATGCACATAAACAGAATACGCTTTAAACACCTCCCACGAAAAAATGCTGCATATCCGCGCTGCCAAAGTCTTTCATGTCAACCTTTGTGACCGTGTAGCAATCGTCCTGTGACAATGCGATATCTTCCTTGTCACTGACAAATTCGCCTTTCACGAAAAAGGTTGTTCCGCCATTCCCGTCAATCGAAAGCGTCCACAGTCCTGTTTTATCTTCGGCACTGTAAAACGCTTGCGGGCCTGCGTAAGTCTTTGGCTTGCCGGTAAATCCGTCTACAGCTTCCACGGAAAACGGAATGTACAGGTCAACCGCATCTGCACCCTCTAAGCCACTCTCCCGCACATTGACCGCCTTAGACGCTTGCAGCATGACACCCCTGAGAATGGTCACGTATAGATTTTCAACGTCTTTAAACGTTATGGGGTCAGTCTCTTTGACCGGGTTGTAAATCGTTACAGTGTGGGGGGTGTACATCTGCAACCTCCTCTGTACAGCAAGCCGGTATAGGAAAGATATTCATTGCATGTTTCTGCCAGCAGCTTCCTTGCGCTGTCTGTGGTGGTCAGGGCCGACAAGGCGCTTTCGCCGCCCGTAGAAAGAGTGCGAGAATAGCTGCCTACCGTTTCGCTTTTAACCTCCGCGTCCGTTGCCGCCGCATCCGAAAGACGCTTGTTCGCCAATTCGTTTGCTTTTTCAATGACCGCGTATTTGTCAACCAGCGCACAGCAGCACATCTTGACCTCATCCATATCGGCGTTGTCTTTCGCCCGGTTCTGCGTGTAGTAGTCAAGAAAGGAGCTGGCCCGCACAACAAGACGCGGAAAATCTTTCTCACTCACAGCCCCCATATAGGTTCCGAAGTAATATCCGTAATCAGCGTATGTCATACGAGTCAGCTCCTTTTATCAGCCGGAAACCGTAACGGTTGCGGTGCCGGTTTTAGTACCGTCCTGCTTAGACTTGGCAGTAACGGTGATGCTGCTCTTAGTCTCAGCAGCGTCAACGGTCAACAGGCCATCGTCCGTAATGGTGGACTTTGCGCCGTTCTGGCTCCACTCGACTTCGCCGTTAATAATGCCCTCACCGGTAACATCCGCCTTAAACGCCTGAGATTCGCCCTTTGCCAACGTTGCCGTAGCAGGGGTAACGGTCACAGCGGAAATGTCGCCGCCCTTGCCGTAAACGGAGAACGGGAACGGATTGGCCTTGTCTGCGTTGTAAGCGTTAATGGGATTTGCAATCTCCCAGCCCAGCCGCATAACGGCACGCAGCGCGACCATATCGTTCTGCATGAGGTTGTAGGTAATGGCCTTGGTAGTCGGGTCCTGAATGACGCCCTCAGAGAAAATCTTGAAGGTCATGTCCTGCCGAATGGCATAAACAAGCTGGCTCCAGTCGCCAACAATCATTTGCGCCTGCGTGGGGTCAAATGCGCCATTCATGGGGAAGTACATATCCATGCCATCAAGGCCATAGCGGGTAGCGCCCTGCATATCGCTCTTGAAAATGGGCTGGCCGGTGGTGTCCTTCAGGCCGCGCAGCTTGCCGCGCATCTGGATAGCGGACATAACGCCATTGGGGTTAAACCCGTCCAGCTCAACCTTGGCAATCAGGCCACCCTCGCCCATGATGTCGCTATAAACATCAGAGCTAATAGGGACGCCGTTACCAGCAGCAACCGCAGCGGGCACAACGCCGGCGCGCCACGTGCTGGGCTTATTGGTCCCGAACAGGATAGCCGCGTCAATGACCTTGCCGAATGCCTCGGTCAGACGGGGCTTGACCTCGCCCCAGATGTCATAATCCGCATCGTCCAGAGCCGCTTCGGGGATGGGGACGATAACGGCGATTTCCTCGGCGTACAGCTTCTTCTTGTCCCATGCCATCTTTGTGGTCTGCTTAAACGCATCATTTGCGCCGCTGTCGGTTGCTTCGCCGTTGACAAAGTACGCAGAGGGCAGAGCATCAAGCACGTTGATGGTCTGCGTCTTGCTGGACATATTGGCCAATCTACGGCCCATCCGCAAAACAGCAGACTCAGCGATAGCGCCCTGCATGATCTCACGGGTTACGGGTTCCGGGATAAGGCCGGAAAGTGCGGTACGGTCCAAACTTGCCATTTGTAACTCTCCTTTTTACTTCAGTGCGCCGCGAATAAGGCTATTCATTGCGGCATTTGTGTCAGATTTCTTTTCACCGCCGCCTGCCGGTGCAGACCAATCAAACTTGACCTTTTGGCGGTTTTCTGTGAGCTTATCCACGGCCTGCTCAAAGGTGGTTTTGTCATCCACCATTTTCAGAGCCTTAAATGCGATAAACTCCGCATCGTCACCTGTCAGGCCCTTGCTCAGAACGTACTTATCGCGCTTCATTTGCTCGATTTCAGCCTGCGCGGCAGTAAGGGCAGCTTTATTGTCCGCAAACTCCTTGTCGCGCTTCGCCTGACGCTCTTGCTCGGTCTGCTGGCTGTCTTTCCATGTGCGGTATGCGGTGAGTTCTTCCTCGCTGGGGATGCCCTTCATTGCTTTTGCAAGCCGTTTGCCAATCATGGCGTCCACTTCTTCCTGCGTGAAGGTCTTTGCAGGAGAAGGCTCCGGCGCGGGAGCCGGGTTCGGATTGGGATTAGGGGTAGGTTCGCTCATGGTTTTTACCTCCGTTTATTTTCTGGATCGTCATCCAGCGGTTTAACGCCTCTCGGCAATTTTTGACAAAATAAAAGAGCCAACCACCGAAAAAATCTCAGTAGTTGGCTCATCGTGCCACTTCCACGCGCTCTATTGCGCTGTGGGGAATATTTACTTGCTATTATTTTACCATATCAAGGGCAAAAAGTAAGGCTAATTCTGCTTTTTTATGTCTTTTGCTTCAATAATTTGTGCCTTTACATTTCCGTCTTTCATCTGCTTTAGCTGTACCCGGCAACCAGCAGAAAGGGCCTTTTCGATTGCGGCTTTTAGTTTGTCATCAATCATACTGAACCTTTGTCCTTTCCCTCTGTTCCGGCAAACCAGCGGCCTTACTGAAAGCCTTGTATTTCGCGTTCAGGCGGCGTAATTTGGCGTTTGCAGCAATACGTGTATCTTCTTGACCGCTTGCTTTGTACGCCTTTACAAGCCGTTTCTGCTTGATAATTTGGCGTTCTACGCGGCGTTGCATCTGCGTTGCCTCGTATGCCGTATATGTCTTTCCGTCAAATGTGCAGCCAAGTCCATCATCAATATGGGCAAGCTGCTCCGCCGTGTATGTCGGCTCCATAACATCTTCCACAAATGGAGACCATGTATGGCGGCAGTTTGCGCCTAAGATACCTTGCACATCGCCAATACCGCAAGATTTTTCAAAGTCCGGGTATTCTTTCTTTGAGGCATTAGGATATTTCTTTGTAAACTCCGCCCAACGGTAAATCTTGCCTTGAAATTTCTTGTGGTTTTCAAAGCCTTTCGGCCCGTCAAAGTCTCGCGCCCCCGCGTGAGCAGAAACTAAAACAAGGTCGGTTTCCAAAAAGTCCATTGATTGCCGGGAATATTCGCGGTTGAGCTGGTTTACCCCCGTCATAACGGCCCGGCGAACAGCCGTATCAATGTTGCTACGCGCTCCGCTCTCGTAATCGACTACTTTTATCCCGCTCTCTGCAAGCTGCCTAACAGCGTTTGCTATAGCCTGATTGTAGTTGATTGCGCCGCTCTCAATCTGCATGACAGCGTTATCTAACGCCCACTGATACGCTTTAGCGGGAGGGAGCATTGTCTGCCCTGCGTCCACCAGAAAGCCCATAGAAGCAGTTAAATTGTGCAGCGTATCAAGTGTCTGTGCCTTAATAGCCGCTATTGTAGCCGCGTCTACAAGCGTTTCCGGCTGCGTAACGTGTGCAAGGTCAATAACCTCTGTGTAATACGTCTGGTTACGCTCCACCACATCATCAAGCAGTTTGTTTAGCTTTTGTTTGCTAATCCCTGTGGTTTTGCTAATGGCCTTTGTTATTTCTGTTGGGTCAATGCCATGTGACCGCAGCGCCCGAATGTCCTGTACTGTGACCTCGTTCAGCTCATCCCGCAGTTTTAGCCGGGAACATATCTCTGTCAGTAAGGTATCTTCAAGGCTGCGATACAGTTCGGCCAGTTCTTCGGGGAGGGCATCCAACAAAGCGGGCTGAAACGGATATTCTATTCTTTTACCCATGACCCGTTTCTAAATTTATACCCGCGTTTTTTTCAGCTCATCTTTTACTTGGTAAGTTTGCCCGGAAAATGAGGTGATTTTCTCAAAATTGATATTATGTGGAGAACTATTTACAAAGCCGTGGTCAAGCGTATACGTGACATAATTGGTTTTGTTGGTCTTTGCGGTTTTATTGTAGCTGTCCGCTTGTGCATAAACCAGCTCAACAGCACCATTGCCTTTGTCAACTGCTTGCAATACTGTGTCATCATATCGGCCACGCATAAAGCCGCGCCCCTCAATATAGCGCGTTTCCACTTTTAACGGGGCTTCACTCCCAAAAACAGAGCTTTTTTGATTGCTTCTTGCTGATGTTCCAAGTCCGCTTCCGCCGCGTCCGCCCATTTCGCTTTCCTCCGTTTCACAATATCGTCATAATGCGGTTTTACCCGTATCACGTTCCAATCGCATTCTTTCGGTACTTTGCCGTAAAATATCACCCATTCCGGCGATAGCCGTTTCATCATTTCTTCGTAGCCACGCAGAAACAAGCGTTTACTTTCATTGTTTTTCTGTGTACCTACCGAGGAAACCGCCACAACACCGCCGACAGGCTCACCGTCAAAGCACCAATCATAGCTGCTCTCATCACTCCACGAGATAGTCGGATAAACCGTCATGCCGTGGAGTTGCCAGTATGCCGCCATCCAGTGTTTGCGGTAATGGTTGTATATCTGCATGGCAAGCGGCATATCCGTGTATGTGGAGAAGTCCGGCGCACATACCGCCGCAAACTGCGATAGCTTAGGTATGTATTTGTCCGGCGTGTTCCAGTGCCGGATAAATTGGTAATCGTCCACAAAGAAATGCACAATCTTGCTTTCCGGGTATTTTGCTGTGTAGTGGTAATTCACCGGAATAAATTCGCCCTGCGGATAAGCCTTGACCGGCTCAATCTGCGGAATGCCGTACTTGCCTACGCCGGGAAATGTGAACTTGTCCAGATTTTCAAAATTAATCATACGGGACGCCATGTACCGCTGCGCTTGTTAGCTCTGCGGTATTTCTTACCGTTTACTGTAACTTCCAACGCGCCGGACTTCTGCGCCGTTACAAAAGCATTGGAAACCGCCTTGTTTTCTGCCGCTTTCCTGTTTTTGCTGGACTGGTCGCGCAGTTTTCGCATATAGCTATCCATTTCGCCACGCGCTCTTGCAGCTCTATCTGTTGCACTACCTGTTTTCTGCGCCGTTGTCAGCCGTGCTGGCCCACTCGCATAAGGGTTGACCGCACCCGCGGCTGTTTTAAGTGCAGTTGTTGCGAGAGTTGCCATCTGCTTTACTGCGTCCTTCTTTTCAGCGTTGGACAGTTCAAGCCCATTGATTTCTGCGGCGTTCCGCTCGAATGTGCGCTTGATAATATCGCCCATATCCGTTACAGATGCCGCATTCGCACGGTCAATGTCTTGTTGCGCCAAGAACCGTGCGAGGCTCATACCGCGTCCGCGCCCAGCTTCTCCGGCACCAATGCCACCACCGGCTCCACCTCTACCGCCCATTACTCTACCTCCTGTTGCTGTTCATCCGTCATGTCCTGCATCTTCGGCAGCGCCGCCTTTGCGGTGGCCTCATCTTCATTAAACCAACGCATGCGGAACTCCCAATCATTCATAATCCCAGCACTCAACATTTGCATATCCCGTTGAAAATCCGTATCTTTCGACTCAATAATGCTATCATCAAAATCAATGCTGATTTCAACGTTTTCATCAAGCCCCGCATTCATAGCCGTATTGCCTAACCTCAGCAATGTGCGGCATAGTTCCGTTATGGCCTGCTCCAACACGATTTCATGCTTTTTTATCGTGCGGAACATGGTGCTGTTTTCGCTAATGACTTGTGTTGCCGTTGCAACGCTGCCGCCATCAAAGCGGTAATAGGTTTCGCCGAAGCCGCATTTACTGGACAGGATATTGAGCTGGTCTTGAATGCCTGTGTTATGCTCCGCTGTCCGCAAGGTCATATCAATCGGCGTTATAACAGCCCCGTCCGATACATCTTCAGGCAGCACGTAAAATGCCACATCGCCGGGGTCAAACACAGGTTCTCCGTCAAGATACTTTGCCGCAGACGGTTTTACCATAATGCGCTTTTTGCCGAGTTTAAACTCATTGACATAGCTATCGTATGCAATGTCAACACCCTGCAATACGTCAATAGCGTTGGCATATACGGAAATGCCAGTTGGGAGTAAGTAATCGTAGTTATTGGCAATATTCAGCCGGTCAATCACAAATTGCCGTTTATCACTGCCGGTATGTACAACAGGCGGGATACGCTCAAATCCTTTAACATTGGCCAAGGTTTCATCCGTAAGCTGTTCATTGTCATACCGATAAATACGGTTTTCAATGACGTATTCGCCAATATCTTCTTTGCGATGGATTTGCAAGTACAAATAATCATGCCCGCCCCGCGTCACTACGGAAGAAAACGCGCACTCGCTGATATAGCCGTTCTGCCATGCCAGCGGATAAATGTTTTCGATAGTCACATAGTCCAGCACAATGCCGGAGGCGTTTCCGGGGACGATTTCTCCGCTTTCGTTGACCTCTTGCCCAACAACACGGGGGATATATGCCACTGTTCCAAGCGCAGACTTCATTTCCTGCATCTCATTGGCCTTGACGGTAAAATTGTTTTCCGCCAAAACGCGGTCAATAAACGCCTGCTCTTTCTGCCCTTCAAGCGTGATCTGGACTTTCTCATTCATGAGCAGATTGGCCCAATCCTCGCATAACTTTTTCCCCATGCCAAGGGAATAGCGCTTGCAGTTTACCATGCTCTCACCGTTGCGGACACGGTAATTGTGGAAGCCTTTCACATTTCCCTGATACCAGCTTTTCCACTCCGCTACCTTGCTATAAAACGCTTCGGGGATTGTAGCATAGCCCAACTGATTTAACTTTTGAATGATTGCATTGCTCATGCGATAACTCCCATCCGACGGGAAATACGCTCCAAAGCGTATCGTGTGGCATCAATCAAATGGTTATTTGCATCAGGATAGCCGCTTATGATGTCCCCGTCTTTGTTTCGCTCGTATTCGTAATTTACAAATTCGTTATATGCGTTTGGCGTTCGCTTGCGGTCAATAACGATTTTCCGCCGCTGCAACCACTTCATCCCGTAGTCAACGGAACCGGGGCCTTTAACGGCCTCTTTTGCTGGCAACCCTATTGCGCGGTAATCTGCTGTGCTTTTTGGCTCCGCACTGTCACAAGTGATATATGCGTCCATATAATTGCGACTTTTAATCATACTTCCGCTTGCTTCGTTTGTGAGTTTGTTTTGATATATTTCGTCAATCAAAAAAATCGTTTCGCGTGCGCTGTCATAATGCAGCCGGATAAAAGCAAAGGGGTCAGGATACCAGCCCCAGTCAACACCCTGATAAATGCGGTCAAAATGCGAAATTTCATCGTCAGTGATTTCCCGCAATTCGAGGTTTTCAAACACATTGCCGCCAGTGCCGACCGGAATGCCAAGATATTCATGCTGGTACGCCCGTCCATCCGTCTTTTTGAGATATTCGGCCTCATCAAGAAACTGCTGCCCCAGCCATTCAGGCGGCGCTTGCAGATATGTTGATTTGTGGCACAGACGGTCAGCGCGTTCCTCCAAGCTATCTTTGTTGGCCCAATTATCGCGGCTTATCGGCGGGTTATAGCTTTCAAAGTTCCAATACTTATCACCGCCGCGCATGGTGGACTGCAAGATAGTACGTATCTCCGCCCGCCCCGCAAACTGGTCTTTTTCTTCAAAGTGTGTCACGGCGATATAGCCAAACGGCACTTTGATAGATTTAATCTTCATGGGGTCATCTGCGCCCCGGAACATTATCTTTTGCCCGGTAGGCTTATATATCAGCTCCATTGGGGAAATTTTGGCTTTCCAAAATGCAGCCATACCCAATTCGCCGATTGCCCACATATATTGCGCGTACACACTGTCATGGATGGTAGTTGCTACCTTACGAAACACCACCGCATGAGTGTCGGGATTTCGAATTAACAGTAGCGGCACAATGATTGACACAAACGAGGATTTGAGGGACCCACGCCCCCCACTCTCATCGTAATGTGTATGCCTATGTTGAAACACATCCCGCGCTACGTCATAAAATGCAGGGCCTATCTTTTCTGACAGACGGATTTCAGACATCAATAACTATCTTTACGGGGTCAGCGCTGATTTTTGTCTCGCTTACTTCACGCCAGCCAAAATTACAACCGAGAGAAAATTTAGCTCCGTTTGCGCCGTCTTTATCGTAGAGCCGAGATTCGGCGTATTCTTCGCATCTGGACTTTGCGCGCGTAACCGTGTCATTAAATTCTGGTCTGCCTTGATAATTGATTAACGCTTGTCGGCTTGCAAATCCCAAGGCCAGCGCAAGCCCTGTTACCGTAGGCGGCTTTTCGTCTAAAATAATCGGCCTTCCATATTTATCTGTGGCAACATCGCCATCAATGACAAGCGGCGTTCCTTTGCAACTTTCAAAGTAAGCGTCAATGGCTTTTTGCATTGCCTTTGCGCTTTTCCATTTTCTTGGCGCTCCGCCAGCCATACGCTCACTCCCTTTCTTTTTGCTACCGGCCCCCGCCCCTTGGCCTTACATAGCAGACTTTACCCGCCCCGAAGGGTTACAACGACGCCCACATTGGGCGTTATTCTTCCCATTTGAGTTGCTTACACAATTAGCCGTACAGAACCGGGCAAGCATACTACCCTACACAACGGCCTTGCCCAAGGGCAGCCGTTACCTCACCGCTTCCGAATACCTTTCGATTAACACGCCTCGGAGTTCGCTCTGCATGGTTCTGTACGCGCTAACCACGGAACTTTTCAGCCCTGCGCCGGTATGTCGGTCGCATCCGTTTCTTCATTTATATCCGGAGCCAGCCAAATAATTATTATTCGGCCTGCCGCTTTCATACAGCGCACAGGCAAGCCCCTTGTAGCGGTCTTACACTCCATGATGCCGCAATGCGGTAGCATACATCTGGTACGGCGTTGCAGTCCTGCCCTGCTTTAGCGCTTCGGCCAGCATTCGGCGTCACTCGCTGTGGTCTCCCCTTACGGGGCACCTATGCCGTGAATGTCTCCCCTGGGCCACATCGTTGAGAGGTGCGAGGGTTCCTGTCGCATGGCGAGAGCGACCCGCCGCCTTTGATTAGTAAGGTGCATCGAGCGTGCGACATATAGTCCCCGGCATTCCGCCGGGGTCAGGAGGAAAGGATGAAAAATGGAGGTGTAGGTTGGTGGCTTCCCCCTACATCTCCATTTTCTCATATTTATTTGCACATTCGCAAACCTATATTTGCTGTTTTCCCGCTTTATCAGCCGCTTTTTTTAACTTTCTTCTTTCTAATCGCTTTCTTTCTGCATCATAATGTTTTTGCGCAAAAATGCAATCTGTGCACTCCGCTTTTTTGCATTTAAGGCAGGCCTTTATTTGCTCGACTGTATCATAGCAATTTATCTCATCCTTTCGCTTTCCCATATAAGTTGCCTCCCATTAAATCGATATTGCTCTTACACATACGGCTCACTCATTGCCATACATCGTTGCCGCCAAATGCCGCTTGACATTTTTGCAAAGGTCCAGCTTAACGCACTCCAAATGGGTATCGACTGCCACGCAGCCGGTATCTCCATACAGCCGGCGCTCAATCACCGTTGTGCTTTTCTCCGGGCACTCCTTGCACTCCGGCAAGCCCATATATGGTACACATCCGATTTCCATCGGCTCTAAAATAATTTTGTAAGGCTCCATTTTGTCAGGTTGCATATTTACCTCCCATATCTCACTTTTTTAAGCTCCGGATAGCGCTCGACAAACGGTATCAGCTCCTGTCTGCCACTGATAATTTGTGTCATTACCCGGTCCATGTGCTCCTGCATCACGTCCGCTGCCGGATTGCCGGAGTTGAGGGCGGGCGTATATTCCTTTTGCGTCTGCTCCCACGCCTCCGTCAGCCGCATGATGCGCTCATACCCCCAGCCCTCCGTCTGGTGGAGGGTCATTTGCAGGGTGTCGATCATGTACTGGGAGATCAGCCGCTGGGCTGACTCCACCCTCGCCTGTGCGTACCGCTCCGCATACGCCTGCATCCCTGATGTCTTACCCATCGTCCTTTCCTCCGTTTTTCGCTACATACACAATGCAGTTTTCCGGCTCATTCCCGCAAACGCACGGGGCATATACACAGGTTTCGCATATATTAGCCATTTCTGTCAGCGTCATCGTCATTCCCTCCAAATTCCGCCTCGTACTCCTCCGGTGTAATAACCGTAATGTCCTTGGCGGAGTAACCCAAGGTGTCAAGATGCATCAGCTCCGCCAGCTTGTCCTTGTCGATAGCTGCCGCAGCGTCCTCATAGGATACGCCGGGTTTCGCCTCAAAGCTGATTTGAGCGCCAAACGCCCCAGCCACGCTAAAGCAGATTTTATATTCAGCCATTGTCAGCCCTCCTGTTCCATTTTTCAGCATACTCTCCCGGATACCCCGTTTCCGGATTTGCGTCTCTTTCCGTCAATCGTTCCATCTTTCTTCCCTCCATTCTGAGCCTCGCTCACGGCTTGCCCTCCCACGGAGTTTCAAGCCATTTTTTAATTTCATGCCAATCTGCTGGCATCGTCGAAACACCAGAGAGGTCTTTCGTGATGAAATCCATCCGAAAATTGTACAACACCCCGGCCAGCTCGTTGTCCGTCATGCTCCGGATCCGGTCGGCAATGGTAACAGGCCACGTGCGATACGGGCACTTTTCGATTGCGGCGCATTTTTCAACGTCATAGCCCATCTGCATGGGGCAGTTTTCACCAGTGCACTTTTTCATCACTTACCCTCCCTTTCAGCCTGATTCCATTCCGTCTGTTCCACTCTTGCCCAGCTGCCCGTGCCTTGTCCAGTTCTGCCTGCGCCTTTTTGACAACATCCAGCGGTATGTCCATCAAACGGCACCCATCATAGGGCTTTAGCAGGTCAAAATAGGCATCATAGTGCTGTTTTTCCTCGTCAATCAGTTTTCGGCACCTTTCGTGGTGGGCATCATTGCGCTGCATTTCAATCCGCCCAAGTGCACGATCCAAATAATATTCGTTTGCCCCAAACGCCAACATTTCTACCACTTGCAGCAGTTCCGCCTTCGTAAGATCACTTGGTTTCAGCATTTTCCACCTCCGGCAGTTTCGGCAGCTGCCTCGGCTCAAAGCGCCACTTTTTGGCGTCATCGCCGATTTTCTGATAAAGCCGTGCTACGGCCAGCATAGGGGTATCTTCGCGAATGTCGAACTGGAAACACTTTTTCTGGCAATTCCAGATCCCCCATTTAATCCCGGAAATTCCGTGCTGATATGTCTCACGTCTCATGGTGCATCCTCCTCCACCTGCATCCGTCGCAGGCCCCCTCATGGGCCAGCGTGTATTTTCCGCATTTCAGGCACGTCTCGATCCGGTCGGCGGCGGCAAGCACCATCGTGTCAACCTCACAGTAGGGCCACTCTTTCAAATTGACTTTTTCCACCAGTTCTTCCGGGACCGGCTCCGTTTTGTAAAACGGAAATTTCTCGCAGTCGCCCATTGGTCCGCCTGCTGTTGAAGCGCATCTAAGCGCATTTACGAGGTTTGTATCTCTCATAATTCCTCCCCCAATCTCCAATCATCGTTCCGCACCTGAAACGCGTCGCCCAGTTGTACGGTGTCCGGGAAATTGTGCTGTGTGGTCTGTATGGCGTATTTGTCGATCTCGGTTGCGTAGTAGGCGGTGATCTCCGCGCCCAGCTTGTCCAGCGCGATATGGCCGCAGCTCATACCGTCGTACATCGACAGCACCTCCACCGGCTCCGTGGTCAGACCGGTAAAATGGCTCAAAATGTGGGCGATCACGTCCACGGTCCAGCCATTTCCCAGCATTTTATACGCCTGGGTGTCGCTGACGGGAAAGGCGTATGTGTCCGGCACGGTCTGGAGGCGTTTGCACTCCGTCACAGTCAGCTTGCGAATGATGTAAAAGCCGTCTGCCAGTTTAATGGGGTATGTCTTGCCTTTGATGGTGATATATCCGCCGCGAACCTCATAAACCGGCATTTGCTTCCCGTCCGCCGCCTCAATCACCAGACGGCTTTGGTGGCCGGTGGCGGCCACGGCGTTGCTTTTCTGGTCGTCCCGCATTTCAAAGGCGGAACCATTTTCACGCCCACGCCACGCCATACCGGCAGGTACAGCATACAGGCCGGTGGCTGCGCCGTCGGCACCGGCGCCGTTTGGCCTTGCCTGCAGGGAAACGCTCTTTCCGTCGGTGCTGTAAATGCGGCGGCTTTGGCTGGTGCCCAGTTCGCCGTCCTTGTTCGGCATGGCACCGACGCGGACGGGGACGGCGATCATATTGTCTTTTTCCACGGTTGACAGGCAATTTGTTTTGTTCGGATCCTCGTTTACCTCGAAACGCTGGATCCGCTCGATCTCCTCGTTGTAATCGTCGCGGTGCCCCTGCTCGTTGATCCTGCGCCCCACGACGTGCCCAGCCACAGGGACGGCATAAAGCCCGGTTTTTGCTCCAGCGCCACCGCCGTTCCCACATAATGCCGTGGCTTTTCCGTCAGGGGAATAGACTTTGTACTGCTTACTGGTGTCAAATCTGGTTTCCGCCGCTGCGCTCTCAATTTCGCCAATTCGTACAGGTTCCGCAGCGCCATTCCGCTGGTGCCCGGTAACTGTGCCGCCCGCCGTGGTTCCGCCGGTTGTGGACAGTAGGGCATACCCTTTTTCTTTCCAGCAGACGCCGCTTTCCAGAATGTCACGCAGGAGGATCCCACGATCCGCCGGTTGCTCCACCGCCACCTGGCTGTATGTGCCGTCCGGGTTCCGTCTGCCCGCCCAATACAGGCGCTGGCGGTTCTGTGCGCTCACCAGGGCGCTGTTAATTAGGACAGGCTCCACGCCTAACTCTGCCGTGATCTGTGCCCGGATAGCAGGCGACATACTTTTATTGTTTTCGTACAGGAAAAAATCCGGCTGGTACTTATCCCGTGCAATACGATAATTCAAGAACAGTTCCCAGCCGATCCCGCTGGCTTCCGTTTCGCGGTTCTTCGTCTGCGCGATGCTCCAATGGGTGCAGGGGCTTCCGCCGATCAATAGTTTCATACGTCCTCCACCTCCTGCAGCCAAAACTCCTTTTTGCACTCAAAGCAAGTTCGCTTGTTGCAGTCGATACCCGTATTACCGAATACATCCATTGGGCAAGCATTAAGGCATCCCGAATCAGTTTGTGCGTTCGGAAACAGCTTCAAGAACTCGCTCTGCCGGGTCTTGACCGGGTGCTCCTTCGCCCACTGTTCCATAATGGCAACGGCTTCCTCCGGGTGGGCTTTTCTATAGACTGTGCAGGTTTCAAACCCGCTAAGTCTTTTCCCGAACTCGCATTTGAGGCACTCGCAGTTACACATTCTACGCAACGTTTTCAAGAACTCCACAGCATCCATCATTCTGCCTCCTCAATGGTGACCTCCACGCGGGAGGCTCCGGTTGTCTGATACTTCCGCACCGTCAGCAGTGCGATCGCGCTGTCATCGTTGTAGGCGTGGCTGTTCAGCGCGTCCAGAATGGCCTTTGCCACGTTGTCAGCGTCAGGGCGCTTGATGTGGGGCGTCCCGTCCAGCGCGGCAGCCTTTTTCTTCGATGCGCTCTTAGGGACCGTGAAGAACGCCGTGACGGTGGCCGTCAGCGGGACGCCCGCCGCAAAGCCCTTGCCGCTCTGGCACTTCCAGCAAAGCACCACCTTGTTTTCGTACTGCCGTGTTTTCTCCGGGGTGTAGGTGTGGCCGTTTTTCATAAACCGTGGACGGCCCTTACCGACCGGGATGCCGGGGACCGTAAATTCAATTTTCATCCGGCTTGTCTTCCTTCGTCAGCAATAAATCACCGTAGCAAATTTCACCGCCTCGGAGTTCCGCGCAGCGAATAGATTTGTCGCAATCATCACTGGTGCTGTAAATGGAAATTCCAGCAAAAATGCGCTTTTTGACGCTAATAAACGTTTTTGCCTCGATGCCACAGCCTGCCTCGATGCCCTCGCCTGCCTCGATGCCCCAGCCTGCCTCGATGCCACAGCGAATAACAAGGCTCTTTTTCGTCCGGATTTCACCCTTGACCACAAAGCGATCATCCAAATCAATTTCAATCGTTTCCTCGGAAATTAAGTCGCCTTCCAGCACATAATCGCCATTGGCAATTCGCTTCAAACCGTTATAAAGCTTATCAATTTTCATATTTTCTGTTCCTTTCCGTCAACAATGACGCTGACGATGCGGACGCGGCCCAGCGGCTCTAAGAGCATGGCGGCGGTCTCTTTCGTCACAAATACGTCTAAATCCTCGTGGATGTCGATAACGAGGCGGGTCATATTGCATCACCAATTTGCATTTGCTCAAACGCTGGTGTCTCAAGCAACGGCGCAAGCATTTTCTCTTTTGCCGCTTCGAAAAACGCCTTGTCAACCTCAAACCCGTAAGCGTTACGACCCAACTCACAAGCAGCCCGGAGCGTAGACCCGCTACCTGCGCAAGGGTCGATCACCACATCGCCGGGGTCGGTGAACACTTCGATCAGGCGTTTCAACACGCCTACCGGCTTTTGCGTCGGATGTACCTTCGGGTACTCGCTGCGCTTGTCCCGCTCCCAGTGGAACCAGTCAAAAACCATGTGCTTTTCGCCGTCCTCGCCGACGTTGCGGAACTTCGGCAACTTGTCCCGGTATAGGACAACCGCAAATTCCGTTGCGCCAACGATCTTCATGTTGGCTTTTAACACCTGTGCGGAATAATTTTTACAGAAAAACAGCGGATAGCTTTTCGCAAATCCGTACCGCTTTCCGTACTCGATCACCGTCTGCATCTGCTCAAAGGCGCAGAACACGATCATGGCCGGGGCCTGCCCCTTTTCCTTCGGCTCCTTCCGCAACATTCGGTTGCAGAAGTGCATATACTCCGCGATCTTGAACGTACCGTCCGTGTGGAAAAAGCTCTGCTTTGCCAGCTTACTTTTCCCGTTCTTGTTGTCGCCGCCCTGATACCACATAGGGTTGGAAGCATAAGCGTCAACGCCGATGTTGTATGGGATATCAGCGATCACAAGCTGGGCTTTCGGCACATTGTACCGCTTGAAATTCTGGAAATTATCGTGGTAAAGTTCACATTTCATCGTGTGTCCCTCCTGAATTTTGGGCAGGCATGGGCGCACCAGCTTGGCCAGCTTAAAATCTCCAACCATTACACATACCCCCAAGCGTCCTCGCACTTACAGGGTCCTTTCGTGCCCTTCTGCTGCCACCGCTCCCAATTCTCCGCATTTCGGCAAGCCGCTTTCCAGTCTTTCATGGGGGTCTTGCCAACCATCCAGCCTTTTGAGGCGTAATAATCGATAAACCCCTGCGGGTCCACCGCTGAATGGCGTTCAGCCACATAGGACTGAACCTCTGCGATTGTGGGGGGTGTGAAGCGCTTCGCGCGTATAACACTCTTGTCTTCTGTCTTTTGTCTTATGTCTTCTGTCTTTTGTCTTATGTCTTTAGTAGCCTTTTGTTCGCTTTCGGTCGCTTTGCTTCGCTTTTGTTCGCTTTCATTCGATTTATTTCCACGGCCACCAAGCAAACCGTTTTTGGAATTTACTTCCGCTTTCTGGTTGTCCCGGTCAATGATTGCCCGGAAAACAGGGAATAAAACCGCTTCCCGCCCGGACAATTCCGGGAAAGTACCAGACCGGGCGTATTCCAAAATCGCCACAAACAAGCGCCCTCTCTCATCGTCTTCAAGCGCTGCTGTTTGCTCAATCCAATCGTAATATGCCTTAACGTAGCACTTCCCCATACGTTACCTCAGAACGGAAGTTCCCCGTCATCCTCAACCTCGCTGAAGCCGCCTTGCGGTTCGCTTTGCGTCGGGGCCACGTCCTGTGGTTTAGCATCGCCGAAGTATACGCTGCTTGCTACAATCTCAGCAGTACGGCGTTTATTACCGTCATTGTCCGTCCAATCGCGGAGCTGCAAGCGGCCCTCCACCACAATCATGCGGCCCTTTGTGAAATACCTTGCCAGCAGTTCGCCGGTTCCTTTCCATGCCACAACAGGGATAAAATCCGTTTCCCGGCTCCCATCCTGATTTTTAAAATCACGGTCAACAGCCACCGTTACTGACGCAACCGCCGTTCCGCTCTGTGTGCGGCGCAGCTCCGGGTCCTTTGTGAGCCGCCCCTGAATGATAATTCTGTTCAGCATTAAATATCTCCCTTTCTGTAAATCATGTCCTCCCGGTTCCAATCCGGGTAAAATGCTTTCATGTGCGCCACCAGCCGCACATAGATGCGCTCACGGTCTCGTAGCGGCCCCTCGTCAAACAGGCGGTGACAGTGGGAGCAGAGGGTTGCAATGTTCTGTTCAATTCCTCTGCCGCCCTGAGAACGCCGTACCACATGGGCCACCGGCGCGCCTGCGGGAGACCCGCAGATAACGCACTGATGATTGTCCCGCGCCCATACAACAACCTTAACGGACTGCGGGATGGCCGTGGCCTTTGTCATTTTGTGCATCCCCATTCCTCCATCATTCCCGCCAGCTTCTCCGGAGGCAAAGTTTCAATGTTTTGCTCTCGACAATCCTGCACAATCAGGTCAATAAGCCGTGACATTTGTTCGGTATTGTAGGTGCTGGAGCCGTAGTATAAAACCACCCTGACGCAGCCGGGGAGTTTACTGGGCATGGTTTCCGTTTGCCAGCCCAGCCCGTTATGCTCCCAGCCACTCCGCAACTTGTCCGCCGCTTCTACTGTCACGCACACGGTTTCGTTGTTGCCGCCGATTTCTCGGATGTAGCTACGGTAAATGTCCGTCTTTGGGATATGGGTCTTTTCTGCCAGTTTATCCATCAATACCCACGCATAGGCGTTACTGTCGATGCTCCGCTTTTCGCGGTGCTCTTTGATTTCGACGTCATAGGCTTTCCCGGTTTTCAGCTCGTCCAAAATTCTGCGGGCTTTGCTCGTCTGGATGCACAACCAATCCCCGGCGGCGTCCATCGTCCAGCGGAACACCGACGCCTTAACCCGCTCCATCGTTGGCATCCTTGGCGGCGGCTACGCACTTCTCGCACAGTGCATAACCGTATAGCTGCTTGGCCCTTGCCGCCAGCCGTGCGGCCTTAATCGTGGCTCTGCCATCAAAATAATCCATCACCTGACCACCGCAACGGTCACAGATTACCGTTGCATCTCCCTGCGGGGGAAGTTTATACCCCGGCTTTTGTTTGGGTGGGATAGCTGCTTTTGCGGGTTCGCTCTTAGCGGTTTTCCCCTCTTGCTGTTTCTGGTATTCGTCCGTATCGGCGTCTTTCGTATCGTCAATACAAAACAGTCCATTCAGCGCGTATTTCCGGGCGTAGCTGGATGCAGTGCCTGTGATTTGGCTATCATCCATGCCTTTCTTCTCTACCGGCTCCCGCGCATAGGCTGTAGCCGTTACTGCTCCATCGCTTTCACAATCATGGAGCTGTGCCTGCGCCATTACGTAAAACCGTCCACTGACTTCCTTGATATCATCTAGAAGCACCAACGCCGTTTTATACTTGCCATAAATCGGCTTAACAGCCTCTAAAATGTCCTCACAGCTTCGATACTTGTATTTGCCGAAGCTATTGAACTGCCCTTTCGGGGCTTTTAGTTCCTGTTGAATAGCAGATAGCTTTTCATAAATCCCCATTTTCATCCTCCAATTTCAAGGGGCAATACATCCCGCGCCCCTTTGTGTCTAACAGATATTCCCCGGTTCTCCGGCATTGCAGCCGGGAGTAAGTTTCCAGCAGCGGGCACAAGCCACAGCACACATTGTTTTCGGGAAAATTGATGTCCACGGTCGCCCGCGTGTAAAATAAGCAGCTATTCCCCATCACTGGCCCTCCGATACCGGGCAAACCGAACGTTCTCACCGTATCGGTTCTTCTGGCTAACCGTTTCGACATCCAGCGCCACGCCGTTGCGGCGCAAGTCTGAAATACGGGCCGTAAAATTAGCAATGCCGCATTCGTTCATTGCTTCTGCGCGGGTGATGCTGCCGTATTCATCCAGATACTTCAAAATCCGTTCGCATTGTGTCATATCAGCCCTCCGGGATGTCGATAACAGCAATCCCCATTGACCTTGCAACAGCTTCCGGGTCGCTGTCTACCTCATCTTTCATCCATTCCTTGAAGCACTCCGGGCAGTAACACTCACCGTTTACCAGAAACCCCGGAGCTACATCGTCATACAAGGCGGGGTTCATTACGGTTGAACAATGAGCGCATATCGGGAATACCTTGCATCTCATTTCCACGCATCCCCTCTCTGCCATGCTTTTGTAGCATCGTTTTGTCTGGTATACCCGGCGGTTTTAGCCCCGCAGAACGCGCAGCGGACGTAATGCTTAAACGGTACATTTGTGGATTGCACCCGCTCCCCGCTGTCTGTCCCGCAAGCAGGGCAAGGTGATAATGCCAGCCGTTCCTTTCGATTTCTCGCATTCATCGCACACTCACCACCATGCAAGACAGGGCAATCAGAAGTAGCAGCAGAAAGCAAACTGCACCAATACGCGCCGAAGCGTCCGCCTTTCTCTGCTCCCTCGTTCGCTTGTCATGCTTCATGACCCGGCCTCCTCTCGATAGCATCCACGATTTTAAAGGGCAGTATGCAGGCATAGCCAACACCCAAAAGCATGAAAAACAGCTCCCAGCTCATTTTTTTGCCTCCTCCTTTTCTACCCCAAGGAATTTCAGGCCGTTGGCCTCTGCATAAACCTGACCGAACGCGGTCATGATTTTAACTGGGTCAGGCGGTGTTACCCAAATGATTTTATAAACAGGCTTTTTTCTCATTGCCTTTTCCTTTCCCTTGTGCTATACTCAGCACAAGAACGCTGTCTTTTGTTCTTAACCTTGCCCCGTTCGGTGCTCCAACACCGGGCGGGGCGCTTTTTTTGTGCTCATGCGCCCTCCTTGCTTTCAGCCGCGCCGCCGTATAATTCTTCCACTGTCACGCCGTAATGGTCGGCTACCAGCTTCGCGTGCTTCGGGTTCGGATTTCAAATCCGACCCTTCCAAATTCCAGAAGGTCTTTTTCATGGCGCTGGATTAACTTCTGAACTGTGTCCCGCTTTACGCCCGCACACTCCGCAATCACTTCAGATGTGGTAAACGGTTCTTCTGTGTTGGGGGCAAGATAAACAAGCTCGTTCATTTACCCTCCTTGCCCGCTCTTGCGGCTTGTATCGCCTCCGATGCCGCTCTAATGTCCGCCTCGGTCACGCCGTAGAGCTTGGCCAGCGGCTTAATGTACTTGTTCGTAATGCCATTGATGCCGCGTTCCCATTGGCTCACCGCTGAAGCATAAACTTTCAGCTTCTTTGCAACGTCAACCAGACGAAGCCCTTTTTTCTTGCGAAGCTCCCGCAGTTCCAATCATTCATCCCTCCTTAAAAAGTTCAGAACTTTAATATTGACAAATTCCGACCACACCGCTATTATGTAAGTGTCAGCCAACAAAATATCGGTTATAAGCCCGCAAAACGGATAAATCCGATGGGGGTCTGGTTTTTTGTTGCCTAATTCAGTTCTGTAAGGATATTATATCCGATGATTTGTAGGATGTCAATTAGAAATCTGACAAATCATCGGATAGAAATGCACAACGTTTTTTGCTTCAATTTGTGAGGTTTTGCCAATGGCATTATTTGAAGCCCAAATTCGCAAATATATAGAAGAAAATTTTAGTGCGCGTGAAAAAGAAATTTTAGCACAAGAACAAAATTTAAAAACCCGGCTTAATAAAAGCCGGGAGTACAGAATTATGCTGAGAGATTATCAGCAGGAATTGAAAAACCGGGAAAAGAAAATCATTGAAAAAGAAGCAGAATTAAATGAGCGAGAACAAAATCTTGTGTCCCAAATAAAAGAAAACTTAATCAAGCCTTTATCCGACGAAAAAGGAAAACTTGAACAGCAAATAAAAAAAGCAAAACTTGAATTGTCTGGATACCAAAACATGGAATACGAAATTATTGATTGGGTTTCCAGAATGGAAAAGAAAGAAAGCGCGATATTTCAAGAGTTAATTGGCGATGCTCAAAAGTATGACAATAATCAAATTTCTATTGACGGTTATGATTTTGAGACATTTGTTGCAAAACTTCTTACCGCCAATCAATTTACAAACGTAGAGGTTACGGCCAAAAGCGGAGATTACGGGGCCGACGTTCTTGCAAACAAAGACGGAATAAAATATGTCTTTCAATGCAAATATTATTCTAATCAAGTTGGAATTGAAGCTGTCCAGCAAGTGTATTCTGCAAAAGATTTTTATAACGCTCATGTCTCGATTGTCATTACAAACAGTGTTTTTACAAAAGCAGCTAAAGTATTAGCCAATGAACTAAATGTTGTTTTGTGGGATTGCGAAAAACTGAACGAGCTAAAAAAGGTTGAGGGAAAAAGCGGTGGATAAAAAAGAAAATAAAGCAGTAGCAAATGTAGATGCCATTGTAAATTTAATTATTTCACGCGGTTGGAGCCGTACTTATTTTTCCAAAACCCTTATGGGGAAAAATCACGGATGGCTTACTGATTTAAAAAGAAAAGGCTGCATTGTATTTCTTGAAGATGCGGCCAAAATATGTATTTTACTGAAAACCACCCCCGAAGAAATCCTTATGCACGAGGGCAAAAACGAAGAAGAAACGCAAAAGTGCAAAGAGGATATTGAGCTGGTAAGGGAACTGGTGGAAAAGCAAAAAGAAGCCCCCGCCGAAAAGGGCGAGGGCCTAACAGATACGCAAAAAACAGCCATTGATTTTGTTTTGTCATTGCCACCAGAAAAATTGAAGAAATTTATCAAACTGGCTCAGGCAGTCTTTGAGGATGAGCAACATGATTGATTGGCCTGAAATTTTATTAGCCGCTGGTGGAACCGTTGCCTCTGTCTTCCTCGCAATATGGAAGGCAAAGAAAACAGCTAAATCCGAAATTGAGAAATTGCAAACAATATGGGCGCATGAAAAAGAAACTGCTTGTGATGCAGATTTTGATGCGATGGTTGCTGCCGTTTCTTTATATGCAAAGCGGCCAGCTCCGAAGGATTTTCAGGACGCTACAAACGCAGTTGCAATATACCGAGCAAAAGCAAGCGGGGATATGGCAAAAGAGGTTGAAAAACTCAGTAGTTTAATTTTAAGAGAGTGTCCTAATTGTGTAGCCGTTTCTGAACAGTTGGGCGTTATAATTGCGTGCAAAAGAAACGCGAATTGTTAATAGAAATTAGCCCGTCCCTTTTCTCCGTCTTTCTAGAACAATTCAAGTTCGCCGGAAAATAGATTTCTTGCGATGCGGTACAGATCATTGATGGCCGTTTCATGATCTACATTATCGCACTCAATGCCGATTTCTTTTGTATCACTTCCAGATTTTAAAATGGCCTAAATTTTCATTTCAGCATCTCCATAATTCTTTTGAGATTTTCGTCCGATAATTTAGCAATTAAATCAAACGCTTCATCCAGCATTTGATTATATTCTTTTACCATTTTATCTCGTTTACTATCACTTTTCATGCCTAATTCCTCCAGCGAAATATTTTTAAATCTAATCTTACTACATCTTATCAAGATTAAAATTACTTTTCATACCTAAGTTTTTGTCGAAACATTATAGTGTGGCCGGTCGGCCGAACTTCAGGGGATATCCCCTGAAGCATTAAAGGGAAACTCAGCCCCGCCGCCTCTGCAACAACGACGGGGCCGAGTGGCAAGCCTGTGTGGGGCTGGCTTGCTGCAAATAGAGCATAGCAAAATTGGGATGGGTAAGGCAATCGTCAAACGTGGGAACCCCTTGTTTACTTTATGCGGCCTTAGCGGACACACTAAGGTAATTTACAGTCTACACTATGATATTTGCCTACCCAAGTTGTGTTCAACAGTGTGGGGAGGTATTTTTTTGACTATTCAGGAAATGTGTAAGGAACGAAAAACTTCTTTGGGGATTACTTCGCAGGAAATAGCAGACCAATCAGGCGTTCCGCTATCCACTGTAAACAATTTCTTCGCTCATGCCTCTAAGTCTCCACCGCTTTATACCGCTGCGCCAATTTGCGCGGTTTTGGGCGTGTCACTGGATGCGTATTTTGGCATTGGAGACCATTTAACCGCAACGGAAGAAACCTTGCAGGCGGAAAAGGTCGGTCTGGAAAAGCGATTATCCAACAAGCGGGAGACGATTGATGTGCAGAATCATACCATCAATGTGATGGAAAAGGGTCTGCGGATTCGCAACTGCGTGATTTTGGTTATGGGCGTAGCAATCGTCCTGTTGCTGTGCTGGTGCGTATATGTAAATATGCACGCGCTGAATATCGGTTTTTGGAGGGAATAATGAGAGCTGCGTTATATATCCGCGTGTCCACCGAAGAGCAGGCCAAGCACGGTCTATCCCTCCCGGAACAGAGGGACGCTTTATCAAAATATGCTGACGCAAACAACATGGAAGTCATCGGCGTATACGAGGATGCCGGTATCAGCGCCAGAAAGCCATATAAAAAGCGTCCGGCACTATTGCGCCTACTTGAAGATTGCAACGCTGGGAAGATTGATGTAATTCTGTTTATCAAACTGGATAGATGGTTCCGCAATGTTTCCGGGTATTATGCAGTGCAAGACCAATTAGACAAGTGCGGCGTCAAGTGGCAGGCAACACAAGAGGACTACGAAACGCGCACAGCATCCGGGCGGCTAAAAGTCAACATTATGTTATCTGTGGCGCAAGACGAAGCTGACCGCACCAGCGAACGAATTAAATTTATCAATGATGGCAAGCGAGCAAAAGGACAGCCTACTAACGCAAAAGCACCGCTGGGTCTTGTGGTAAAAGACCGGCAATATCAGATAGACCCTGATACAGAAGAAGCCGCAAAGGATATGTTTTCCGCATTTATCCGTCTGCGGGGGATTTTGCCCCTAAGAAAATATATGGCCGCTACGTGGGGAATAAATCGTTCGTATAGCAAATATGTTGGCCTTATCCAAAATCGGTTGTACATCGGAGAAGTATACGGTATTGCCGATGCCTGCCCTGCACTAATCAACAAAGACGAATTTACACTCGCAAACGAATTGCTCCAACATCGGAGCCAGCGCGGGGCCAGCGCTTCACCTGACCGCACATATTTGTTTTCTGGCCTGTTGCATTGCCGCGAATGTGGAACCTCGATGCAATCGGAGACCGCGAAGAAAATATATACTTACTACCGCTGCCGAAAGCGTATGCTGGATAATTCCGCTTGCCATCATAATCGCCGTATCCGAGAAGATGTGTTGGAAGAATATTTACTAAGGGAAATCGAACATATCGCTACGGCCTACCACGGAAAATACGAAAAAGCAGAAAAAAAGCCTGCCATAACGGCAGACAAAATTAAACGAAAGATGCAGAAGCTAAAGGAACTTTACCTTGCAGACCTGATTGATATTGAGGAATATCGAAAGGATTACGAGGATATGAAACGTAGCCTTGAAATTATGGAAGCGTCTCAGCCGCCTGCATTTGATGTCGGGGCGTTAAAGTCAGGGCTTGCGGAATATCCACACATGACGAAAGAGCAAAAGAAAGGTTTTTGGACACGCACAATCCAGCGCATTGATGCTGATAATGACGGTGCGTTTTTTGTAACGCCTCGTTAGGCATATTTTACGCTGCGGTTAGTCACGGTAAAATATACCTAAAATCCCCCGCCTTTGCAGACGGGGGATTTCTCATATAGCCTGAAGTTTTCGCATGACATTATCATAGACTTTTCTGTTTACCACTTTCAAGGTGTCCAACAGTTCATCCATGATTTCCCATGCTTTTTCAGGGTCTTTTCCCTCAACAGCTCTTAAAAAGTCACTGTCACCAGAAATACGAACTGCTTCAGGGGCGGGGGATGCTGAATACATGGCTATGGGCGGAGCAGGCCGGTCATCCTTTTGATTTTGGTGGTCTTGTACGATGTACAGCGCCGCCAACTTCTCATAGTTTGACCAGCTTGTTTCTTCCGTTTTGAGGCGGTTAATCCACAGACCGATTTCTTTTTCGTCAACCATGGGGATTACACCCCCTTATCCCTCCACAGCATCCATGCAGCGCTGGATGGCTCTACGGAGGGTATCATCATCCGCTCCATCAAGCATTTCCTGAAGCTGCCGCTTCATATTATCTTTTCCGCTGTCTCTGCTGTAATGACCTCTGACGTAATGCGTACCCCGCCGCGCATAGGAGCTGTCGCGGCCATAATTGCCCCGCATATCGGCCTCCCAGTTCCCATCACGGGAATAGCGCCGGGAGTAACCGCCATCATCTTCCATCATTTCGATTTTGTCGATGTTCTTGACCGTGCCTACCAGCTTATAGGCAATATCCAAATCGCCCGCGCCCAGCTCACCTTTTCGGGTGATTTCGTCCAGTTCTTTGCAGAGCATATCCCGTAAATCATACATTGCTTTCATACCCATGTTTATCCTCCTTTCAGCTTACGCGGTCGATTGTCATATTCGAATTAGCGAAATTGACAGCTTGCGTGCTGGTGTTTTCCATGGCCACCGTCAGGCAGCAGCCACGGGGGACCTCCACAATGGCGCTGACAAAAATATTAAAATAGTTTTCCACAGCCGCCGGAGTCACAGTGGCCGTGGCGCTATTAAGCGGCTCACCGTTGATGGCCAGCGCGGCGGTAATGGCCTCCACTGTGCCGCCGATGGGGATGGCAATGTTGCCGCCAAACGCCACCCGAAAACGGGCCTTGCACTGGTTGGTGAGGCCCCGCAGGGTCACGATGCCTGCGCCCTCACGATGCACAATGCAAGGCTTACTGTTGACCGCTGTCTCGGTCAGCGGCACGTTTTGACCTGCCGCAATGCTCACGATATTGGAGTAGGTAAACTCAGCCATTTTTTGCACCCTCCTTTTTCCCGGCCATTGCAAACGGAGATAAGGCAAGCCCCGCCATCATGTCCGTGTAGCTTGGCTTAAAAAGCTCATCCGCTTTGTGCAAAAGCTCTGCATAATAACCAAGCTCAATAAGGCCCATGCCAGATTTGTCCAACGTTGCAATGTGGTCAATAAGCTCCTGTTTGAGATCGTTAATCGTTTTCACAAAATCAATCCTTTCATATAACAGCGGCGGGGCTATTGCCCCGCCGCGTTGTTGTCAATATCGGCACGGGGCCGAACAATTTCCATTTTGGAAATAGTTGGTTATGCGGTTGTCAGCAGCCGCAGCCCCCGCAGCCGTTGTACGTGCCTGCCGCCCACGGATTGCAGGACTGGTACGCCGGGATGGGCGTGGGCCGGAGCTGAGAGATCAGATAGTTGTTCTGGGCGGCCTGAGAGGCGGCCAGACGCAGCTCCTGATTGGCACTCTGGAGGTCCTGCAACTTGGACTGAGTCAGGAAATCAAGAATCGCGCGGCTGTTGCTGTTGGCGTTGTCGATGATGTCCCGTGTGGAGGTCTGGATGGTGTTGCGGGTGTCGCAGCCCTGCTGCGCCATGTCATACCGGAGCTGTGCCGTGTCGGCCCGCTGGTCGCAGCAGCACTGCTGGGCCTGCATCTGCATAGCGTTAAGCTGTGCCATCAGTGCGGCCTGCTGGTTGCACCGGGCCAGCTCTGCGGCGGAAAAGCCGCTGGTCACAGCCTGCGTCACACCGGCAAAGCCGTTGAGCATACCGGTGTTCATGGCGTAAAAGCCATCGCACAAACCGTTGTTGACGCTATCCAGCTTGCGCTCGATGTTGGCAAAGTCGGAGGTCAGGACGTAACCGTCCATGGTGCCGCTGCCATTGCCGCCGTTGCCGCCCCAACCGTTGCCGCCCCAGCCAAAAATGGCAAAAATCAGAAACAGGATGATGAGCCATGCACCGTCACCGCCCCAGCCAAAGCCGTTGCCGCTGCCGGAGGTGTTGGCGGGAGTCACGGGCATGGTCATCGTGGGCATACCGTCAGATAGAGACATAATATCTCTCCTTTCAAAATTTTATCATCAAATCGTGGCCACGATTTTGACTACCGCAAAAAGCTCTCAAATTGCTTTGCCATTGCCTGGATTTGGTTAAGCTGGCTTTGGTTGATTTTGCCGCTTTTCAGCAACTTTTCCACCTCCGCTTTTGGGTCGCCCTGAAACGTGGCGCGGAACTGGTTAAATTGCTGCATAAGCCGCTGGAATTGGCCCATTGGTCCCGGCATTTGCCCGCCGCCCATGGCCTGCAAAAACGGATTACCCATCAGCTTCCGCCTCCTTTACCTTTTTCGTGGGCTTTTCTTTACCCCGAATTTCACCCACAATCGCCGCCAGACGGTCAAATTCCTCCCGCGTGACAAAATCCACGCCATTAGTCTGCGGTGCGGCAGGCGGCGTCTGAGTGCGCTCTACGAGGTCATAAATTTTAAGGGACGGTTTGCCGCTGGCGTCCGCCTGCTTGAGATAGACGGTGGGGGCCGTGCTGTCCCACAGCGCCACGGCGGCGTTGGGCGCGATCATCCAGTTGCGGGCCTCTTGCTCTCCGGCCACCCACTGGACGCCGCTCTGCGCAACCGGATTTTGCGGGGCCTGCGGCATCTGCGGCGTCATGGGCTGCATCTGCTGCTGACGCATCTGCATGAGGTTGTCCGGCATAGGCGGCGCGTAATAGGGATTTTGCCAACCGTAAGGTGTGTATGCCATGTCAAATGTCCTCCTTAGTCCAATAGTAGAGCACTATCTCGTTGCTGCTGTCCCAGCTATCCCAAATTATCCCGTCTTGCACGCAGACCACATGGCCGGACAGGGCCAAAATATACGTCCCGACCGGGTGCTCCTCTGCAAATTGGCCCACCGTGTAGCACTCCGGGCAGGTGTCCGGCACGATGTACCGCTTGTACCCGATGCTATGGAGATACCGGCCCCAGCAAGCGTTAGCAGAGGGCATATCACCGTCCAAATAGCCTTGGACGCACAGACGCAGATACGTCTCGCCCCAGTCCTTGCCGGTGGCCTTGGAGATGGCCCGCACGGTGCAGTCCCCCACATTTTTGCCGCAGGGATTTTGGTTAAAATAGCTAAACATGGAACAGCTCCGCAAAATACACGTATGTTCGCAGTTCCTCCGGGTCGGGAAACAGCCTTAAAATGTCCATTGCCATCTGCTCCGTGTAGCCGATGGCAAGAAGTCGGTCATACATCGCGCACCTCCTTGTCTTGCCATTATGGTAGCAAAAATCCGGGCAGCCAAACTGCCCGGAAACTGCCTGCAAAATGCCCTCAAACTGCCCTAAAATTTTTCAAAAACTTTTGCAAAACCTCTTGACTAAATAGACCATCTATGGTATATTTATATCATCAAGAGGGGCTAAAAGCTCAGGAGGAAACGAAAATGAAGTACAACAAGAGTGAGATTATGAAGGCCGCATGGAACCTGTTCAACCAGTCCAAAAAGTGGACCATGACCCTTAGCTTCTCCGTCTGCCTCCACCGCGCTTGGGAAGCCGCCAAGAAGGCCATCGCAAACACCGCCAAGCTGGCTAACAGCTACACCCGCACCATTAACGGCGCTGAGCTTACCGTCCACGCTGCCATGGCCCTCAGCGGCCTCCGGGGCTGGGTCATCAGCGGCAACACCTACGCCGCCCGCAAGGAGATCAAGCGCGCCGGCTTTAGCTGGGACGCCCAGAACAAGTATTGGTACACCACCGACCGCAAGGTCGCCGAGAGCTTTTGCTAAATAAGGGGGGAAAAATCTTATGAAATATCAGATTATCTATACTAAAAATGCTCCCACTATTGCCTATCGCAACACCATTGAGGAGGCCCGGGAGTTGGCCAAGCGTCTGGAGCGCATGGGCTACATCGTTAGTATTTGGGAGCAGGGCACTGACGGTACCCGCCCCGTCAATCAGTGAGGAGGACAACCTGTTATGATGACCATTAAGCAGTATCGCTTGGACCGTGGCATGACGCAGGCGGAGCTGGCCGCCGCCATGGGCGTCCAGCAGACCAACGTCTCCCGCTGGGAGCGCGGGGCTATCCGCCCCGATGTGGACACGCTCCGCAAGCTGGCCGGTATCTTTGACTGCCGCATAGATGACATTGCCCCCACCGGACGCAAGCTCAAAGCCAAGGACATCTTTAGCCCCGACGCCTACGAGGCCCTGACCGCAGACGAGCGGCGGCGCGAGCTGAAAAAGGAGCAGGCCTGCGAGTATAGCGGCTGGCGGCGTTATCCCACCACCATGTCTAAGCTCATGGAGCGCATTCCCTCCCATTGGTGGGACACCCACACGGCGGAGGACATCGGCGAGGTCATGGCTATGCTCAAGACCGCCTATGATGATGGCGTGTCCTTTGGCCGCCAACACCCGGAGGCGTAAGCCGCTATTGACAGAGCGGCAAATCTATGTTATGGTAACGGTGTCAGGTGCAAGAGGCGCTTGCACTTGGAGGGCTACGATCCATGCCCTCGCGGATTGAAATATAATTAGAAACGGTTTCCACCGCAGAGCAAGGGCGTGTCCGAATCGGACACGCCCTCTCTCTATCCCCTGATATCGTCCGCCAGCTTGGCGTAGGCACGCCGCCGGATCTTGGCAAGCCCGTCCACGCTGACATGGAGCCGCTGTGCGGTCTGCAGGCAGCTCTGGCCGTGGACGTCCACCGCCAGCACCGCCGCCTCCTCGTCTGCGGGCAGACCTACCCGCCGCACAGCCTCCTCGGCCCGCCGGGGCGCCATAGATGACAACAGCGCCCGGATGTCTCGATGTGCTCGGTCCATACTGCCCCGGACTTGCAGAGCGCGGCGTACCGCGTGGATGTTGTCATCCTCCGGCCTCCTCTCTTAGCTTAGCCCGTCCAGTCGGCGCGGGCCTCCCGGACGTCGATGTGGGTAAAACCCTTGTAGACGCCCACCCCGCCCCAATCGGGCATGAGCGTCCGCGCAAACGCCGCCACGGCCTCCGGCGTCTGCCCCTTGACCACAATATCCGCCGCCGTGCCATAGCAGTGCTGGCTGCGAGCCACGCCGCCCACCTTGGCGTTGTACTCCGGCGTCCGGTAGCCGCTGTTGATGGTGACTGCTGCCCCAAAGTGGGCGCGGATGGACTCAAGCACCATGACAAGACGCGGCGCGATCAGCACGGCGTCCGCCCCGCTGCGGCACGCAAACTCCTGCACTTTAAAATGCGCGGAGAGCTGCTTCCCCCCGTCGCTGGCCTTGCTGTAGGCGTTGATCTCAACCATGGCCGCCCTCCAGCTTGTACAGTGCCCGCACCAGAGCCTCCCGCGTCACAGTCTCTCCGGCGTTGGCGTCTGTCAGCAGGCCCTTTGCCTTGCCCCACGCAATGGCCGGGTCCTCCGCCTTGGCCGGGGTCTCCTCCCAAAAGAGCACCAGTGTCGGCACCTTGCGACTGCTGATCACCTTGCCCGCCGGGAAAATGCCCTGTGTAGAGCCGCCCCCGTCCAGCATAAGAGCGTCTTCCACCCCCAGCCCCAAGAGCTTATTTTGCAGCGTCTCCCGCGTCATGGCGGTCTTGTCGCACCACAGCACCACCTTGCCGTTGGCAAGCCAGCCCACCGCCGTCCGGGCGGCGGACCGGGCCACATCCGGCGTCAGATCCCGGTACAGCTTGGCTCCGCCCTTGAGAATCGGGACGCCGGAGAGAAAGCTCCCGCCCCGGTCCGTCAGCATACGGGGCTTGTTATCGTTGCCGATGGAGAGGCCCCAATCCCGGTATGCGTCCCGGCTGATGATCTGACCGTCAATGACCGTCCACCCCACCGGCTGGAATTTGCCGTTAAAGAGATACCCGTTGATGATGTGGCTGCACCCGGTCTCCGCCTTGATCTGTGCCGGGGACTTTTTGGCCGTGTTGTGGTACACCTGCGCTTTGGCGCAGGCAAACGTATCAACCATGGACCCGCACCCGCTTGTAGCAGTAGCCCTTGCTGTCGTAGGACAGCTCAAAGCCGCCTGCCGTGATGGTGGTGTCCGCCCGGGAGGGGTCAGGGTCCATCATGGGGATGGGTGCGCCGTAGTCCGCGCCGCCGTAGGGCTCGGGCCGGGTGGAAATGCGGATGTCCTTACCGTCAGATGCCTTAATGTACTTTTCCATATTTGTGCTCCTTTCAAATTTCGCGGCTTTTCAGCCGTTTTTCCGTTCTTCGTCCCCCGTCTCCGGGGGCTGGTTTCCAAAGGCGGGGGCCGCAGCCCCGGCCCTCGTCCCTTCGTGCCAAGAGGGGGTAT